TATTTATGAAACTGACCCACTATCTGGGCGACAGACCCTTCTGGAACACCACCCTGCGCTTAGCCGTGCCGGTGGTCATCCAGAATCTTCTGACCTCGTCCTTCGCTCTGGTGGACACCCTCATGGTGTCCTCCCTTGGCGATATGACCCTCAGCGCCATTGGCATGGCAGGCCAATGGAACTACGTCTGCAATATGCTGATCTTCGGCATCACCGCCACATTAAGCCTCTTCGCCAGCCAGTTCTTCGGCGTGGGCGACACCGGGGGCATCCGCCGCACCTACGGCATGACCCTTTCCGTGGGCATTTTCTTCACGGCCCTGTTTGTGATCCCCGCGGTGCTGATGCCGGAATCCGTCATCCGCATCTTCAACAAAGACCCGCAGGTGGTGCGCATCGGCGCGGACTATCTGAAGATCGCCGCATGGTCGTACCCGGCGCTGATGCTTTCCTTTGTATTTGCCAGCCTGCTGCGAAGCATCGAGAAGGTCAAGCTGCCCATGTACGCCTCCGCCATCTCCACGGTGCTGAACGTATTTTTCAACTACAGCCTCATCTTCGGCAAGTTCGGCCTGCCCCGGATGGGAGCCGCAGGCGCCGCCCTTGCCACCTGCATTTCCTCTTGGTCGGGGCCTGTGATCCTGCTGATCTTCTCCCTTGCCAAAAAGGATATCCTCACATCCAAGCTCCGTGAGGTGTTCTCCTTCCGCATGGACCACATAAGGACCTACGCCAAAAAGTGCGTGCCCCTTATTATCAACAACGCCGGCTGGGGCTTCGGTGTTATGACCGTCACCGCCATTTTCTCCAACCTCGGCTATGAGGAGTACGCCGCCGTCACCATGCTGCGGACCTTCTGCGATCTGACCTTTGCCTGCTATGTGGGCTTCGGCAACGCCTCCATCATCCAAGTGGGGCAGGACGTGGGCGCAGGCCGCATCGCCAGAGCCAAGGAAAATGCCCTGCGCTATACGGTGCTAGTGATCTTGTCCTCCCTCCTTCTGGGCGGCTGTCTTGCCATTTTCCGCAGACCCCTTATCAGCATTTACGACACGGCAGGCACCCTTTCCGCCACCACCGTGGCCACGGCCATGACCATTTTCCTGTTCTACGGTCTGGAGCAGCCCATCCGCAACGTGGCCTACATCGAAGTGGACGGCATCTACCGCTCCGGCGGCGACGCCGTCACCGGTGCCGTGCTGGACATTCTGTGCCTGTGGTGCATCTCCATCCCCGTAGCCTTCCTCTGCGCACGGGTGTGGCAGCTGCCCTTTGTGTGGGTGTTCGCCATCACCTATCTGGCGGAGGATATCCCCAAGACCATCCTGTGTCTGATCCATCTGGCGTCGGATAAGTGGCTCAAACCCGTGACTCCCGAAGGAAAAGCGGGTCTGGAAGCCTACAAAAGGAGGAGATCCCATGAATCCTGACGCATGGAAATCATGGCTTGGCTTCGGCGGTGCCGTCACCGTCATCGGCCTTGGCCGCATTCTGATCCTGCACCTGTTCGGCAAGGGTCAGGTCTCCCACATTTACTACATGCTGGCCCTTGGCATCATCATGCTGGCAGTAGGCCTGTTCCTGCTCCTCCGCCGGGGAAAGAAATAAGCACCGCACAACTCCTAACTAGAAAAATTCCCACCTCCAAAGTAGGGGCGAACTGTGTTCGCCCGGGAGGGTACACATCTTATGGGCGGTGCCATGGGCGACCGCAGGTCGCCCCTACACAGCAAGCCAAGTGGTGCGTATAACACAAAAATCCCAATCATCGCCGCAGGCAACTCCTAACTCCTAACTCCTAACTCCTAACTAAAAAAACAGCACCCTTTCGGGTGCTGTTTTTTTCTCAGTATGCCATTTTCTCACGAAGCCAATCCTTGACCTGGCTCATGGGGATACGAACCTGCTCCATGGTGTCACGGTCACGGATGGTGACGCAGTGGTCAGCCTCATCTGTCTCGGTGCCCACGGTGTTGAAGTCGATGGTGATGCAGTAGGGAGTGCCGATCTCGTCCTGGCGGCGATAGCGCTTGCCGATGGAACCGGTCTCGTCGTAGTCCACCATGAACTCCTTGCTCAGTTCAGCCTGCAGCTCTCTGGCAGGGCCGGTGAGAACGTCCTTCTTGGAAAGCGGCAGGATGGCGGCCTTGAAGGGAGCCAGAGCAGGATGGAAGTGCATGACCACACGAACATCGTCGTTGCCCTTCTTGTCCTGACCCACAACTTCTTCGTCGTAGGCTTCGCACAGGAAGGCCAAAACCACACGGTCGGCGCCCAGAGAAGGCTCCACCACGTAGGGGATGTAATGCTCGCCGGTCTCCTGATCGAAGTAGGTCATATCCTGACCGGAGGTGTTCTGATGCTGGGTCAGGTCGTAGTCGGTACGGTCGGCCACGCCCCACAGCTCGCCCCAGCCGAAGGGGAACATGAACTCGAAGTCCGTGGTGGCCTTGGAATAGAAGCACAGCTCTTCGGGATCGTGGTCACGAAGCCGCAGGTTTTCTTCCTTCATGTTGAGGCCAAGGAGCCAGTCACGGCAGAAGCCTCTCCAGTACTGGAACCACTCAAGGTCGGTACCGGGCTTGCAGAAGAACTCCAGCTCCATCTGCTCGAACTCACGGGTACGGAAGGTGAAGTTGCCGGGAGTGATCTCGTTGCGGAAGGACTTGCCCACCTGGCAGACGCCGAAGGGGAGCTTCTTCCGGGTGGTGCGCTGGATGTTATTGAAGTTGACGAAAATACCCTGAGCGGTCTCGGGACGGAGATACACGGTGTTCTTGGCATCCTCGGTAACGCCCTGGAAGGTCTTGAACATGAGGTTGAACTGACGGATGTCCGTCCAGTTGAACTTGCCGCAGGTGGGGCAGACGATGTTGTGCTCTTCCACGAAGGCCTTCATTTCGCTCTGCTCGAAGGCGTCGATGGGCTTGGGAAGCTCGAAGTTGTTTTCTTGGCACCAGTCCTCGATGACCTTATCGGCACGAAAGCGTTCCTTGCACTCCTTGCAGTCCATAAGGGGGTCGGAGAAGCCGCCCAAGTGGCCGGATGCCACCCAGGTCTGGGGGTTCATAAGGATAGCGGAGTCCAGACCCACGTTGTAGGGGTTTTCCTGGACGAATTTCTTCCACCATGCTTTTTTCACGTTGTTCTTCAGCTCCACACCCAGAGGGCCGTAGTCCCAGGTGTTGGCAAGGCCGCCGTAAATTTCGGAGCCTGCGAAGATAAATCCTCTGCCCTTACACAGAGCAACGACCTTTTCCATGGTCTTTTCGGTATTTTTCATTTGTAATCCTCCAAACTGCTCCGGGATGGCTTCCCGGCATTTTGATGGTAACATTATAGTGTTTTTCCCGGAAAAGTCAACCAATTCCGCCGTTTTGTTCGGAAAACCCGGCATTGTCCGTCACAGATGGGCAGTAGAGGCAGAAAAAGTAGGGGGCGGATAATATCCGCCCCCTATATGATCCATCGCCGCAGGCGATACCGCATCTATTATCTTTTATTTATCCTGCTCCAGCCCCCACATGGCAAACTCCGTGAAGCTGAGACCCTTCACGTCATCCCATGTCAGCGCCGCCACATCCTGCCATGCGGCCCACGAAAAGGCGTAGCGCACAGCCAGATGGCAGGGCAGGATGCTCTCGATGACCCTCTTTTTGGCCTCAAACGCCTCCGGCACCCCGGCATACGCCGGGAAGCGCACCTCCACGGTAAACGGCTCTGCCGTCTCCCGGACGGTGCACTCCGTGCCGCAGGCGGCCAGACAGCGGCTGAGGCTTTGGGCCGTGAAGCTGTCGCCGCTGATGCTCATAAGGGCCGCAAGGGCGCTGCGCCGCTCCTGCACCGTTCTGGCGGTGACAAGGTGGGGAAACAGGCTGCCAAACCTGTCAAGACCCGCCTCCCCGGCCGTGGTGACCAGAGCTTCCTTCTGTTTTTCTTCCGCATACGCCTGCAGCTCGTCCATGCCCTGCCCCAGAGCCTCCAGCTCACTGCCGGAAAAGCTGTCCCGACTCAGATCATAGACCCCCAAGGGCTGCAGAAGGGCCCGCAAATATTCCGCATAGCCCATGTTACAGCCCCTCCGTCACCGTAAGGCTGCCCAGGGTGGGCAGAACGCCGGCCTCAGCCGCCAAAGTCTCCTGAGGTGCGGAGATCAGATAGTTTTTCACCTTGCCGGTGGCAAGGATCGCCTGCCCCAGACGGGCGGGATAGACGGCCTTGCCCAGAAGGCTGCCGTCAAAAAAGGCGGTGATGGCCTGCCGCGCGGCAGACACCGCATCTTCCTCGGTGCAGCCATCCTCCGGCCAGACCGTCACCTTCACATCCACCTGCTTTTCCACCGGGGAAAGGGCCTTTACATCCACGGCGATCTCCCGCACCGCCTGCAGGTCCTCCTGCACCGCCTGCACAAGGCTTTCCTCCGGCAGACCCCCATGGGCGGAGATGACCACATCCACCGTGCCTGCGCCCCGGTTTCGGGGCAGCACCTGCACCCCGGCCACACCCTCGTGGGACATGGCCCGCTCCTCATAAAAGGCAGCGTTGGCCCCGTTGGGCAGGCGGCAGAAGCTTGTGAGGATGCGGCTGCGCAGAGCCTCGTCGTCCTCTTCCTCCCTGCCGCCGGAGAAGGCGGCGTCGTTTCGGCAGCCGGCAATGCCCACGGGGATCTGGGCCATTCGGGTCACAGCCCCTGCCGCAGCATTGCCGCCGGGGCCTTCCTCCTCGGCTTCCGCTGCCACCGTGCAGCTCTTTTCCCCTGCGGGGATGACCCCGTCCTCCACCGTTACAAACCGCACAAGCCCTGCCGTCAGGCATACGGTGCCTGCCAGCACCGGGGTATCCTCCCCGGCTTCCGCCGCCAGATAGAACCGGATGCTGCCTCCGGCCTTGGCCGCCTGCTTTCGGGAAAGGCCCCGCAAGCCTGCGTGCATATCCAGATACTGCCCCGATGCCGTCTGGGGAAAGCTCTGGTTCAGGGCCCAGTCGCAGTAGCCGTAGAGGCTCTCCAGCTGCGCCGCCGCGGCATACAGCCGCACGGAAAGCTCCGCGTCGTCCCCCACGGCAAAGCCGGTCTTTTCCCCGAACAGGGCGCACATTTTGCCGTAAATTTCCTTTGCTTCCATCATGCCGTCACTTCCACCTCCATTTTTTCTCCTGCCGCCGTCAATTTCACATTTACATGGGCGATGCCGTTTTCATCCATGGTCACCGCGGCATCCTCCACGGTCACATCCAGCCCCTCCAACGCTTCCGCGGCATATTGCCGTGCCGCCATGCTACGGACGGAGGGCTTTTCCCGCCCCAGCAGGTAGAGGCGGCTGCCAATCTCCGGCAGGGGGGCAAAGCCGCCCCTGCGGCAGCTGAGGAGAAACAGGATCTTGCACAAAAGGGCCTTTTCGCCGCTTTCTTTTTTGAAACCGCCCTTGCCGTCGGGCACATAATCACCCTGCATCAGTACCGAGGCCACCCGGCTCCCACCTTTCTCCGTTGATATATACCGTTCCCTCCAGACGGATGGAGCCATCGTTTGCCAGATAGATGGCTGCCGCCTTGGAGGAGATCTTCACCTCACCGGGAGCCAGCCCCGCAGCCTGCTGGGCCATGCCCAGCACAGCGCCGGCCTCCTGCAAAACCGCCACGGCTGCGCCCTTTTCCGGCTGCCATGCGTAGCCGCCGGGGGAAAACACCGTCATGTCGCGGGCCTCACCGTCGGTGACCACGGCAGGCTTTTCCCCGCCCATGGACACGATGCCGCCGCAGGCGTCGGTCTCCCGGCATGGCTCTCTTGCTATTTTTTCACCCAGCCACACTGCCGAGCCCTCCTTCCAGTTCCAGAAGGGACTGCGTCCCCTGCTCCGTCATTTTCACGCACAGACTGCGGAGGTGAAAACGGCCCTGTCCGCCCAAAAGCTGCGGCAGGCTCAGCACCACCGTGTCTCCCGGCTCTGCAGGGCAGACCCCCGGCAGCACCACCTCTGCCGTCACCGCCTCCCGGTCTGCATCTTCCAGCCGCTGGGCTGCCGAGCGCCATGAGGCGGGCAGGGTCTTGCCCCTGTGGGACGCCACCTTTCGGGCGGTGATGCCCAGTTTTTTCGCAGCGCTGCTTTCCGCTTTTTCCGTTTGGCCTCCGGTGCTGACGGTTTCGGCCTCGGCGGCGGCAGCGCACCGAAGCAAGCGGAATTCCGCCGCCTCCACAGGGCAGTTGTCCGTCAGATCCCAAGTGCCGCCCGCAGACGACAGCGCCAGCGTGCCGTCCGCCAGAAACCGGGGCTTTGTCCCCGCATGGCGGCAGTAGCCGTCAATGACGCTCCAGACGCTGGCGCCGGTGCCCCAGGAAAAATTCTGCAGGGTGCCGCCTTTGGCCTGCACGCGCTCCACACCGGCATCCTTTGCCAGCTTTGCCGCATCCTGCGGCCCGAAGACGGCGCAGGTCTTCTGGCGCAGCTGGCTGTCCGTCAGAAGCGCCATAAGGCCGCGGGCCACCAGCTCCGCCCGATGGCCCTGCAGATCCAGCGTGACCCGCAGCTCGTCCACCACTCCGAAGAACACGGTCTTTCCGCTGCGTTCCAAACGCAGGAATTTTGCCATGCAAAGTTCCTTTTTTCGCCTTGTTTCCGGCAAAAACTCCACTTTTGCCCAATCGCAGCGGCAGCCGTCCGTGCGCTCGTATTCCCACGCCAGCAGCACCGGCAGCCGCCAGATGCTGCCGTCTGCCAAGGTCACATATGCCGTCATTTCACCCTCACCTTCTGCCCCACATGAATGAGATTTGCGTTGGATATCTGGGGATTCAATGCCAAGATCTCCTTGACGCTGAGTCCGTAGGTCTTGCCGATGGCCCAGAGGGTGTCCCCCTTTTTCACCGTGTGATACACGGCCTCCGCCTTGGCGGCAGGCTTTTTCTGGGCCGCTGTGGGGGCTGCCGAGACCTGCTCCATAAGGCCGTAGCCCGTGAAGCCCTCCTGAAATTCAAAGCTGTAGGCCACATAATCCTCTCTTGGCTCCTGCCGCAGCCGCAGGGCCGTGAAGTAGGCGGAGGTGGTCATCCACACCGGGTGATACAGCACACCGGGCCCCGGAGAATAGAACACCGTGGCCAAGGCTTTGAAGGTGTCGTAGGCCCCCTTGCCCACAAATTCCCCTTCCCCCTGCAATACGCGGCAGGTGCGGCCCATGTCCTCCATGGTGTAAACGCCGCCGGGCACCTTGTGCACCGCGGTCTGCCGCCGGTAGGTGATGGTGTAATCTCTGGGGTTGTGGGGCCATGTAAAATTCTTATATCGCATCGGTGCCAGCACCAAAATCAACTCCTATCCGAATCGGCGGGCATCCCGCTCAAAAAATCGGGAGATCTCCGCCATGGAGGGGCCTGCGCCCAGGGCCGCGCCTCCGTAAGCATGGGCATATGCGGCGCGTTCCGGCGCAGTTTCCGCCGCAGATGCTGCCGTTTTTTCCCCTGCCGGAGCCTGCAGGCTCCCGTGGAGAAGCAGGGCAAAATTCAGTTCCTCCAAAGCCCGTTCCACCGCCGACGGCACAGCCGGCGCGGAAGCTGCCATTTTCCGCGCATCCGCCTGCCCATCATGCTCTGCCGGGCTCTTCTCTGTCATGGCAAGGGTCTTCAGCCGGGGAAATTCCTGCCTGTCCTGCAGCTGCATGATCCATTGCAGGTGATCCATTTCGCTTCATCTCCTCAAACCGCTTCATGTCAAACTTGGGGTTCACCGTCATGGCCGGCGCGCCGCAGACGGGGCAGGCGTCGGCCTGCAGCTTGCCCTGACATTGGGGGCACAGCCGCTGCAGCTGCTCCCTGCCGTCCAGCACCATGTGCTTCACGCAGGTCAGCAGCTGCCCCTCCGTCATATTTTTCGGCAGCAGACCAAGGGCCCGCAGGGCCTTCCACCGCAGCCTGCCCCAAGTATCCTGTTCCAGCGCCGCCGTGTCCGCCTCCCATGCCGCCACGTCCAGACGGCACAGCCGGTCATATTCCCCCATCCAGCAGGCCACGGTCTGGGCAGGCATGGCCTGCAGAAGGGTCTTTCCGTCGGGAAAGACCCTTTTTCTGCCCCGATACAGGGCCTTGGCCAGCACGCAGCCGTTGCGGCTCAGGGCGTCGCCCCCCAGACCCAGCGCCTCCTGCTGGGCCTGCAGGGCGTCCCACGCGGAAATCAGCCGCAGCTGCAGCTTTACGCCCTTCATCTGCGCTGTACCGTCCGCTTGGCGGCGGTCAGCACCACGTTTTCCAGCACCGTGCCGCCTACGTCTGCGCTTTCCTCCACCTTGGTCCAGCGGCAGCCGCTGTAGACGATGTGGCGGCCGGGCATATCCACCGTAAGGCTGAAATCGGACAGGCTCATAAAGTCCACGCCGCTTTTGGCGGCCTCCTCCGTGGCATAGAGGCGGC